AAGGAGTGTAAGGGTAAAGGTTGCAGCCACTGTAAAGGTAAGGGTTACATGATAACTCATAATTGTTCTTCTAAGGTTGAACATGCTGAGTGGGGTTCTGGTGAATGTATTAAAGAAATGCATACTCTAGATGAAACTGGTCGTATCTCTCACTATGATGTTATTTTTGCACATGGTATCGAAGAGAATGTATCTGTACAAGATCTAACTACGGAAGCTTCCGAGATGCATGAACATGCAGTCAACGATGACAAAAATGAAGTTGTTGAAAGTATGAAACAGGCACGTAAGAATGTTGGTGCTTCTACATGCTGGAAAGGATATAAGGCACAAGGAACCAAAACCAAAGATGGTAAAGTAGTTCCTAATTGTGTTAAAGAGAATGAAGAGATTGAGGAAACCGTAGTTCAACTTAAGGGTAAGAAGAAAGGTAATGTAATTATCAATCCTGAAGTCAAGAAGGTTGATGAGGATGTAGATGTTGCTAAAAAGCAACAGGTCCAAAGAAAGCAACTAACTCTTAATAGACAAAAACTTGCTTTGCAACAAAGGGCAACTGCTAAGAAGAAACCAGCTGACATGCATATGGAAGAGACGGAAGACATTCAAGAAGTTGATGTGTCAACACGTTCTGTTGATTACGGTCAGGAAATAGAGAACACTGCTCTCAAGAGAAAGAAAGAAAAAAAATCTTTAACAAGTTTTAAAAAACTTTCGAAACCTACAGAATCTTGATATAAAATGAAGGGGGATAAATAATTTATGCCTATGTTATAAGATCATGCTTTCAATTTTACTCCCCCTTGCATCGAAAATTATTAAAGATGCTATTAATAAAATTCCAGAGAATGAAGAACTCGGTGAGAAGATGGTTGAGATCTGTCTTGTTATTCTTGCTAAAGCTGTTAAGCTAACCAAGACTGACATGGATGATCAACTACTAGCCGTAGTTCAAAAAGCAATTCTCACTAGAGATGAATAGTAACTTGAGGGGGCTATACGCCCCCTTTGTTATAAATAAGTTTAGGAATTAAATTTATACAGGAAACCAATGGCAATTTTTGGAACTATAGATGCCGCAACTTTTGCAAACAATGTAGGTGTCACACAAAACGACGCTACCGTCACTAAGAACGCTGCTGATGTAGTGGGAGAAGGTGATGTTTTAGAACTGGGCGGAGTTGCATACATCGTAAGAACAGTAACAAGTACTACCGCAATTGAATTGCACAAAGGATATGTAGCAGCAACTAATGCTACTCTCGCTGGTGCAGTCCGTCGTACTCCACCTAAACAGGTTGCTCAGTTCGTAATTAAAGGTGGAGATTCAGTCACTGATCGTCAACTTATCTTTGTTGACACCACTGAGAAAGATGTTGCATCAAACAAAGCACGTGGAATCACCGGTCCTGGTTGGTGGTTATATAGAACGTACACTGACGCTTCTGGTAGAACTCGTCACAAGGCAGAATGTCTTGCATTCGTTCACGCAACTGCTGCAGCTGCTGGTGATGACGCTGATGATACAGTAGCAGCAGATGTAATTGAGACCACCACTATTGGTACTCAACCTGCTAACCAGAACACATCTTCTGGTGCTGCAACCTTCGCTGTAGTTGCAACCGCATCTGCATCTGGTACAAAGGTATATCAGTGGCAAAAGAGAACCAGTTCAGCTGGTCGCTTTGCTAATGTCTCCGGTGCAACTAGTGCTTCTCTTGTCTTATCTGGACAACTTGCTGCTAACACAGGTAACCAGTACAGAGTTAAAATTACTACATCCAAGGGTGCTGCAGAAGTCACTTCTTCTATCGCAACACTAACATTCGTCTCCTGATAACTAATAGTTTATGAAATTTACTGAGTTGAATGAAAATAATTTTTTATTATTTGCTATAAAACATTATGATAATCCACATTGTTCCACACGAGATGATTTTTATGAGGATCTGAAAAGATTTAAATACATTAAACGGTTATTGAAGAAGTATATTAAAACCGGTGATCTTAAAACTCATCTCTTATTGAATCATATAATTATCATATATAATATTTTCGGTGATGCCGGAACACCTTTACTGTTTTTTAAATTAGAGACAGAGTATTGGTCTTCGTTAAAATCTATCTTAGTATTTTTGTCTAGAATAGATGAAAGTAGTATGTCTAATGTCAAACTTGATGAGTTCTGTTTACAAGAGTTAAATAAATTATAATGGATAAAAAAGATATCTATGGTATGTGGGAAGATTCTATTGGTAGTGGACCTACAAATAATGCTTCGGGTGGTGCTATAGCTGGACTTCCACCAGATCAGCCGCCTATTAGAAAAAGAAAAAAGTATGATGGAAGACATAAAGATGTCAGAGAATTTGTTTCAAAATTATTAAAGAGACGACAGAGAAGACAAGACAAAAAAAGTAGATCGCAGTATAAATCTTTAGATGAAGAACTCCAAGCACTGCATGAAAGCGGTGGTAAAGTTATTGATCAACTAAAGAAAATTGCTTTAGCGGGTGGAACTGGAACAGTTCAATTTGATGATGGATCGCAACAACCAGTCGAACCAGCTGAGGCAGGTAAAATTGTTAACCTATATCAAAATTTAAATTCTAGTAATAGAGTTAAAATGATTAAGTCCATCAATTCTTCTACGAATGCGTATGAGAAAGTAAAAGCCTTCGCTCAATCTAGAACATAAAAAATATGTTTTCTCCATCTAAGATAGCTGTACTTGAATCTAAACTTGGCATGTATGAAGAACTTTCTAGGGAAATGCTCTCTAAGTTGGAGAATGCTGTAGATAAAATTTCAGAAGGTAATCAACGAATTGCTATAGTCTTAGAACGACACGAGAACAGATTAGATGAATCAGATAAAGCTGATCAAGCAATTCTTCAGTTAGTCACTAGAGTAGAACATAACTTAGACGAACTGGAAAAGAAAGTAGATCAACTATCAAGGTTCCGATGGGTTACCATTGGTGTGTGTACTGCAGCAATTATAATTTTAAAATCAGCTGAGCTCTTTGGATCAATTTTAACTCTTCCCCAAAAGTCCTTGACAACGGATCAAAAAACTGGTATAGTGTTTGAACGAGTGGTTCCCATGTAATGTCTTTTATTGATCTTAAATATATTAATGTAATATCCCCTCGGTTAGAAAAATTTGCAAAGAAGAAAGATTATCTCTATAACTTTCGATGTCCCTATTGTGGCGATTCTAAGAAAAACAAGAATCGTGCAAGAGGGTTTTTCTTTCTAAAAAAATCAGACATGGTTTTTAAGTGTCATAATTGTGGTGTAGGTAGAACTCTTGCTAATTTTCTAAAGGATTTAGATATCAGTCTACATGATGAATATGTAATGGAGAGATATAAAAGTGGGTTGACCGGTAAAGGTACTAACACTGCTAGTCCTAAGTTTGAATTTGAGAAACCAGTTTTTACCAGGAAGGAAAAACTGTTAAGTTTACAGAAGATATCAGAACTAAATAAATTACACCCGGCGAGAGATTATCTTGCAAACAGGCACATACCAGAAAAATATTACTCTTCCCTGTATTATGCTGAAGATTTTAATAAGTGGGCGGGAACAACAGATAAATTTAAGGAGGGTAGAATAGTAATACCTTTAATGAACCAGTCAGGAAAAATGATTGGGTATCAGGGTAGAACATTGAATAAAAATTCTACACTTCGTTACATAACTATTATGATGGATGAAGATCATCCAAAAATATATGGTTTAGATAAAATAAAAAAAACAGAAACCGTTTATGTCACAGAAGGACCATTCGACAGTTATTTCCTTGTCAACTCTATTGCTATGTGTGGTAGTGATGTTAACCTCAGCGGTTACGATTATAGATTTGTCTTCGTCTTCGACAACGAATCGCGAAACCGACAAATTGTTGATAGAATTCAGAAAACTATCGACAAGGGACATCGAGTAGTTATATTTCCTAAAGGGATTAAAGAAAAGGACTTAAATGATATGGTTCTGGCTGGACATGACGTTCAAAATTTGGTAGAATCTAACGTATACCAAGGTTTACAAGCAACAATTAAACTAAACGAGTGGAAAAAAGTATGACGAACGGAACAAAAGTAAAGAAGCGTAATGGAACTCTGGAGTCTCTAAACCTAGATAAAATTCATTCAATGGTTGAGTGTGCATGTGATGGGTTGAGTAGTGTATCACCATCACAAGTTGAAATTCAATCTGGTATTCAATTTTATGATGGGATTACCACGAATGAAATTCAAGAAATTTTGGTTAAGTCAGCGAGTGATTTAATTAGTTTAGATAATCCTAACTATCAGTTTGTTGCTGCTCGGTTGCTTCTGTTTGGATTATATAAAAAAGTTTTTGGTGATGATTGGAAGAATTCATTTACACCATTGTCGGAACATTTAAAAAATAATAATATTTACGATAGTAAAATTTATGATAAGTATAGTGAATCCGAGTGGTATGTAATTAATAAATTTATTGATCATGATCGTGATATGTTGTTTACGTATGCTGGTCTTCGTCAAGTAGTAGATAAATACCTAGTGCAAGATAGAAGTTCTAGTACTGTGTTTGAAACACCTCAGTACATGTATCTTTTAATTGCTGCAACTCTGTTCCAGGATTATCCTCAAGATACGAGACTGGATTATATACGTAGGTATTACAATGCAATCTCAAAACACAAAATCAACATCCCAACGCCAATCATGGCAGGGGTCAGGACACCCTTGCGTCAATTTGCATCTTGTGTTCTCGTTGATGTTGATGACACCCTCGATAGTATCTTTAGCAGTGATATGGCTATTGGTAAATACGTCGCACAACGTGCTGGTATCGGTATTAACGCAGGCCGAATTCGTGGCATCAATTCTAAAATTAGAGGCGGTGAGGTACAACACACAGGTGTTATCCCCTTCCTTAAAAAGTTTGAATCAACTGTACGATGCTGCACACAAAACGGCATTCGAGGTGGTTCTGCTACAGTTCACTTTCCTATCTGGCACAAAGAAATAGAAGATATTATTGTTCTTAAGAACAACAAAGGTACAGAAGACAATCGAGTGAGGAAACTTGACTACTCAATCCAAATTTCAAAACTTTTCTACGAACGTTTCATCCAGAATGGAGAGATTAGCTTATTCTCACCGCATGACGTACCAGGTCTCTATGATGCTTTTGGTACTAATTCATTTGACGATCTCTATGTACGCTATGAATCAGATAAGTTTACTCCAAGAAAGACTATCGGGGCACAGGAACTATTTCTAGATCTACTTAAAGAACGTGCAGAGACTGGTCGTTTGTATATCATGAATATCGATCACTGCAATGATCATTCATCCTTTAAGGATAAGATCACTATGAGCAATCTTTGTCAGGAAATTACTCTACCAACAGATCCTATTAATCATATTGATGATGACGGTGGTGAGATTGCTTTGTGTATTCTTTCTGCTATCAATATTGGTAAACTAAAGAAATTGGATGAACTTGAAGAACTTTGTGATCTTGCTGTTCGTGGTCTAGAAGAACTAATTGATTACCAAGGATACCCTGTACTTGCTGCAGAAAGAAGTACAAAACAACGCCGTTCACTTGGTATTGGTTTCATTGGTTTAGCACATTATCTTGCTAAACAAGGGTTCAAGTATGGTGATCCAAACGCTCTAAACGAAGTCCATACCATCACTGAAGCGTTTCAATACTACCTACTACAATCATCTAATAATATTGCAAAAGAAAAAGGTGCATGTGAAGGGTTCCATAGAACCAAGTATGCAGATGGAATTCTTCCAATAGATACATATAAGAAGGACGTTGACGAATTGGTTAATCCAGAGTACAATTATGATTGGGAAACTCTTAGAGAATCTATCACCACCCACGGTCTTAGGCACTCAACACTGTCCGCACAGATGCCTTCAGAATCTAGTTCCGTTGTGTCAAACGCAACCAATGGAATCGAACCACCTAGAGACTACTTGTCCGTTAAAAAATCAAAGAAGGGACCTCTTAAGCAGATTGTTCCACAATACAATACCCTAAAAAATAACTATACGTTATTGTGGGATATGGAATCTAATCGTGGTTACATCAACATTGTTGCTGTAATGCAAAAGTTCTTTGATCAAGCTATTAGTGGTAACTGGTCTTATAATCCAGAACACTATCCAGATAATGAGGTACCGGTATCTTCTATGGCACAAGATCTACTAACTACATACAAGTATGGTTGGAAAACTTCTTATTACCAAAACACATATGACGCTAAAAAGGATGGAGATGATTTAGATACAAACGAGACTACTTCTGGATTGGATCAATTGATGAAACAATTAGAAGAGTCAGAAGAAGATTGTGAAAGTTGTAAAATTTAAGGAGAACTAATGGAGTTTATTAAAGATACTAGTAAGACAATTAAGGGAATGACAGTCTTCAATTCTAGTAAAACTAACATAAAAAAACAACCAATGTTCTTTGGTGCCCCATTGGGGGTCCAAAGATATGATGAATTTAAGTATCCTATCTTTGATAGATTAACACAACAACAGTTAGGATACTTCTGGAGACCAGAAGAAATTTCATTACAAAAAGATCGCGCAGATTATCAACAACTTCGTCCAGAACAAAAGCATATTTTTACTTCTAATTTAAAGTATCAAATTATGCTTGACTCTGTTCAAGGTCGTGGACCAGGTATGGCATTCATTCCATATTGTTCTCTACCAGAATTAGAAGCTTGTATGACAATTTGGGAAACTATGGAAATGATTCATAGTAGATCATATACGTACATCATCAAGAATGTATACTCAGACCCAACAGAAGTCTTTGATACTATTCTTGATGATGAAAGAATCCTTAGTCGTGCTGCAACTGTAACTGCATCTTATGATGAGTTAATTAAGGCCGCACAACAATATGGTAATAGTAATGATTGGGAATATGCAATGGAGGATGTAGATTATGCTAAAGATTCTCTAAAAGAACTTAAGCGTAAACTGTATCGTGCAGTTATGAATGTAAATATCCTGGAGGGTATTCGTTTCTACGTGTCCTTTGCTTGCACGTTTGCATTTGGTGAACTCAAACTTATGGAAGGAAGTGCAAAGATTATCTCATTGATTGCTCGTGATGAAAGTCAACATCTAGTTATCACTCAAAACATTCTTAAGAATTGGGCTAATGGTGATGACCCAGATATGTTGGAGATCATGAAGGAAGAAGAAGATAATGTATATAAGATGTTTGGTACATGTGTAGAAGAAGAAAAGAATTGGGCTGAGTATTTGTTTAAAGATGGATCTATGATTGGTCTGAATGCAAAACTACTTGACTCCTATGTTGAGTATATTGCTAATCGTCGTATGAAATCTATTGGGTTGAAACCAATCTTTGATACTCCTATGTCTAATAACCCTCTTCCTTGGACACAACACTGGTTAAATTCCAAGATGATGCAGAACGCTCCTCAGGAAACTGAAATTGAATCCTATGTCATTGGAGGAATTAAACAGGATGTTAAAAAAGATACGTTCGCTGGTTTCCAGTTGTGATAAAAAAATCTTCAGTTGGTTGGAAGGTACAAGCACTAAAGGATCCAAACCTGTCCCAACAGGATTGGATGTTAGTGAGACTAGGACCAACAACCTGGGGAGATTTTATTCGAATAATATTTCTGAAAATAAAATATTGGATCCATGGGATTAAGGAGTCGTAAGGCTCCTTTTTTTGTATCTAAATATAAATGACAAAGAGATTTTATATGTTATCTACACAATATCGTTTACGGATGGAATATATCTGTCAACGTATATCTGGTAATCATGAAGTTCAAATTGGCGATATGATTTGGGCACAAAAGTTATCTAAATCAAATAAATCTGCTGAAGCCATGTTACGGATGGCACGTAGAAAATCGTCCAATCCAGACTCGCCTGCCGGTGGCTTAGACGATTTTATGAACCGGATGGACCTTGGGGATCCTGATCCATCCAACTACAGAAAAGGATTCCAAAGTGCTGATGAAATAGTTGATTGGTTTCACCAAGAAAAATCTGATGATTGGAGGCAACGTGACTAAAAAACAATACAAACAATTACTGTTGGACCACTTTACAGAGAGGTTGGACAAGTTGACATCAAAGGAACTTAAAGAACTTGCTGCAAGATACACATGAAGGATTATGTCTGTATCCCCATGTGGGACCCTATTTACGAGATGATGCGCTATCATTGGGTTCACAAGTCTGAAAAGGATCCTGTGCAATTCATAAAAAATCTTAACCCCGAACAAGAAGTGCTATGAGTAGTAAGATGTTATTCCTGGTTGATACTGGGAACGGAAGATGCGTTAGTCACGATGGGTACATTCAACTCGGTAGTTTCTCTCACACTGTAGAGAAACATCTTGAGTTGTGTCCTGAACAGGAATGGCAAGTTACCTATTGGATGCCTGATCCATTTCGTATTAGATATCCACGGCCAAACTATCAGCATACTATGAAGGCGAATGAAGGTTCTCCTAAGACTGATAATGCATTAGATAGTCGCCCTAGAGACTTCCCAGATCAAGCAGAAAATAGATTGGAACGAACATTATAATGCAGGGTATTGACAAACAAGTCAATCTTCAGTAAAATAACTCTGCTAGGGTTCAAAGGGAAATATATAGCTTACAGTTAAACTTATAATATGAAACCTCAAAGTGCGAAAGCTAAAGGTAGAAACTTACAGAAATGGGTTAGAGAAAGATTAATTGAATCACTAGATATACATCCAGAAGATATTGAATCTAGATCTATGGGTGCTGGTGGAGAAGATCTTATTATGGCTAGAGCTGCAAGACAAAAATTTCCACATAGTATTGAATGTAAGAATGTAGAAAAATTAAATGTATGGGAAGCTTATGATCAAGCTAAAGCTAATGGTGGTAAGTATGAACCAATCGTAGTCATGAAGAAAAACCACAAGAAGCCATTAGTAGTAGTTGATGCAGACTATTTTATAAGTCTTTTTAATAAATAATATGGCCTTGGTTTTCATTAATGTCAGAAGAAGTTAAAAAAGAAGAACCTAAGAAGAAAGGTATCTTAGGTAAAATTAAAGAAGCAGCTGATGACAAAGAAGAACAACTTGCTATTCTGTCTACTTTTGTTCGCCTTGGTATTCTTGTCTGGTCTGGGGGAATACTCACGTTGGCGTACATCAAACTTCCACCTGCACTCGGTATACCAGAGCAGAAACTAGATCCAACTTTTATTGCATCAGTATTTACTGGTGTGCTTGCAACTTTTGGTGTTCAGGCAGCAAAGAAAGCAGGAGAAGGTGGT